AAAAACCAATCACATATCAGTGGAGTCAATAATGGATCAATCATTATCAACTAACGAAGAAAAGCCCAAAGCCAAGCCAGGCCCAAAAGCCAAGCCTAAGATTGATGTAGAAGCTTTAGAAGCTCGCATTCACAACTTAGAGCAGCTTATCATCCGTATGGCTCACCAATCCGGTACATCCCATCAATTCCTGATTAAAGCGGGCTTAACCCCATATCACCCTACAAAGGACGATATGACTAAGTTTAAGAAGGTGGGTTAATGGCTAATTTTATAATTTTCAAAGATGATGGGGGTGTAGGTGTCCAGCTTGGTGATGAAAAGCAATACATCACAGATGATATTTATCAAGCTATGGAGCAGGATGTAGCCAACCTAAAAGCCCAGATTCGTGCGTTAGATAAAAACAATAGAAGCCTAAGAGAACAGGTTGAAGCATCAAAAGAAATGCGCATAAAGTACGAAATTATCCAATCTTTAGTAGAGGATAGGGAATACTAATGGCTGCTAGAGACCGCATACAGCATGATGAAAATACAAGGAAAAAGATACAGGCTAGTCAGCTTATAAATCGCCTTACAAATCATGCACTTGCAGAAGAGGAAATAATGACATCCTCACAGGTTAATGCTGCCAAGATTCTATTAGGTAAAATACTGCCTGATCTTAAGGCAATGGATATAGTTGCTGATGTTGAGCATGATGGTGAGATACATATTACATGGCAAGCTCCGTCGTAATACCTTATTCCCCTAGACCCTTACAGCAGGCAATACATGACGAGTTAAAGCGCTGGTCTGTAGTTGTCTGTCATCGTCGTTTTGGTAAGACAGTATTCGCTATTAATCATTTACTGAGAGACTGCCTAACCTCAAAGAAGGAGCGACCACGTTATGCCTACCTTGCCCCAACGTATAAGCAAGCCAAAACCATTGCATGGGATTACTTGCAGCACTACTCACGACCTATTCCTGGAATTCAAATTAATCAAAGCGAACTCAGGATTGACTACCCTAACGGCGGAAGGATACAGCTATTTGGCTGCGATACTCCAGACGCTCTCCGTGGTATCTATCTTGATGGATGTATCTTGGACGAATACGCTCAGATGCCGAGTAGTTTGTTCGGTGAAGTCTTGCGCCCCGCCTTATCTGATCGTCAAGGATGGGCATTATTCATAGGCACACCAAAGGGCAAAAACGCATTCTATGACCTATATGACCATGCCAGGAATGACGAGCGCTGGTTTACTGTAGTCCATAAGGCTAGTGATACCGGTATTGTGGCAGAGGATGAGCTACAGGACGCACGGGGCATTATGACCGATGAGGAATATGAGCAGGAATATGAATGCTCATGGACTGCGGCTATACGTGGTGCGGTGTACGGTAAAGAAATGGCAGCAGCTTTAAGGGATGACCGAATAGGGTTTATACCTATTGAGCCATCTATTCCTGTACATACGTTCTGGGATTTGGGCATTAGTGATTCTATGTCTATCTGGTTTGTTCAGGCTGTAGGGAAGGAGATACGGTTTGTTAATTACTATGAGCATACTGGTGAAGGTATGGCCCATTACATTAACTACCTGGACCAGTTTAAGCGCGATCATGGTATTACCTACGGCGAACACTTCGCGCCGCATGATATTGAGGTCAGGGAGTTATCCACAGGCAAGAGCCGTAGAGACACGGCATTACAGATGGGTATAGCCTTTAGAGTGGTGCAGCAGCATAAGGTGGCTGATGGTATTGAGGCGACTAGACGACTATTCAGCCGGTTCTGGTTTGATGAGAAGCGCTGTCGGCATGGGATTGAGTGTATTAGCCAATATCGTTATGAATATGACGAAAAGAAAGGTGTGTTTAGGGATAACCCCTTACATGACTGGGCTAGCCATTGTGCTGATTCATTGCGTCAATTAGCTATGGGATGGCAGGAAGTGTTAACACAAAAGGAAAGAAGCCATGCTCCGGTGATGGCTCAATCTGATTTCGAGGTGTTCTGATGAAAGTTAATGTTGTGAGTGATTGGGTTATTGATAGAGGGATGCCTGAAACAAGGGATAGTGACGATAAAATAAAATGCACTATTTGCGGAGAATGGTCTAACCCTGATTGTGATGATGCGTTCTTGTCTAGGAATTGGTACTGTGATGACTGTGAAGATGAGGATGAAAGGCTTGAGCAGGAGTCGCTAATCAAGCTCAAAGCAGCAAAGGCTAAAGCGAGGGCTGCTGCTGTCGAGGCTGGCTGTGTTGAGTGCGGCACAAAAGACGTAACAATCTATCGGCATACTGGGGCTTATTGTGAAAACTGCCACACTAGGGCTATTGATAACAATGATATAGACCCTTACGGAGCCGAGGTTATTTAGTGGATACCACTGATAAATACACTGCTCACTGGTATGTAATATTCCGTAAGACTACTCTAAATCATTGGGTATTCAGGTGGTTAGAGCCCAACTTCCAGCATGTTTATGCGGTTAAAGAGAGTCCAGGTGGTGAGTTCTGGCAGGTAGTGGATGCAAAGAATAGTGTCACTGAGGTTAGTCTGTTGAGTAAGTTGGATTACCCTCATATCCGATGTGTTGCCCCTGATAGCGTAATCCTATCGATTCGGGCTATAATCAATCCTAATAACTATCGATACACGTTCTGTGTGTTTAATTGTGTAGAGGTGGTAAAGTCACTACTGGGGATTAGGGCATTCTGGTGCTGGACTCCCTATCAATTATATAAGAGGTTGAGTCATGGGTGATGAATTAAAAAAATCCTTCAGGCGTGGGACAAGCTTAGCCACAGGCTTAAAGGTTGGCGAAAAGGTGGGCAAAGCTATCGAGAAGCCATTGCGCACAGGTGCCAGTGCTGCTCGTCGTGATGCTGCGGCACAGCTTAAAGAGCAACAGCAGAAAGAGGCTGTCATGCTAGCTGAGAAAGAAAGCGAGATAGCAGAGAAGCGGTCATTTGCTCAATCAGGTCGTGCTGGTCGTCGATCTCTGATTAAATCATCCCCTACAGGTCTAGCAACTACACTTGGCGGCTAATATGGCTTATACACTCCCTAATGGGTTAGGCGGCATGGAAGCTGTTATTAAACGATTTGGTAAGGCTAAAGAGCGTCGTGAATTATGGCGTTCACTGTTACAGGAAGCCTATGACTTCGCTTTGCCACAGAAAGAGACATTTAACTTCCATTCTCCAGGTCAGAAAAAGAACCGGCACATTTATGATTCTACTGCGGTGGCTGGTGTTAGGACGTATGCAGCCCGTATTCAGTCGGCACATACACCACCATGGAAGCAATGGTTTAACTTTGTTGCGGGTACTGATACGCCTAAGGGAGATAGGGATAACCTCAATAAGCAGCTAGAAGAAGCCACTGACATATTCTTCAATCACCTTGATGAGTCTGATTATTCTAATCAATCCACTGAATCGGATCAGGATTTAGCTATCTCAACGGGTGCCATGTTCTTTGAAGAGGGTAATGAGCTAGAGGGTGAGCCGTTATTCAAGTTTACATCTATTCCCTTGGCTCAATTGTACCTAGAAGCGGGGGAAGGTGCCAAGAATACCGGTTGGCGTGAACATGAAGTCCCAGCCCGTAATGTCCCTGATATGTGGCCTGCTGGTGATTTTGGGGATGATTTGCAGAAGAAGATCGACAAAGAGCCTGATACCAAGGTCAAGATCATTAACGGCGTGTTAAAAGCTGATGGTCAGTGGCATCAAATAGTTATTTACGAGCCTAAGAAGCAATTAATCTTCACGCAGTCATTCACCACATCCCCACTTATTATTTATCGGACTAATGTTATTCCTGGCGAGGTGTATGGTCGTGGCCCTGTAATCGACGTATTAGCTGATATTCGCACAGCCAATAAGGTTAAGGAATACATCTTAAAGAACGGTGCCTTACAGATGACAGGCGTTTATACGGCTTTGTCTGATGGTACGTGGAATCCTCACACAGTCCGTATTGCGCCTGGTTCTATCATTCCGGTAGGTAGCAACTCTAATCAGAATCCATCTATGCGGGCATTAGAGAATAGCGGTCGTTTGGATGTTGGTCAGATCATTCTTGAAGACTTACAGGCTAATATTAATAAAGCTTTGTTTGCTAATCCTATGGGTGATATTGACGACCCTGTTAGGTCTGCTACTGAGAATATGTTAAGAACACAGGAAATGCTGAGAACTAGTGGCGCATCCTTTGGCCGATTGAACACTGAGAAGATCAAGCCAATTGTTGAGCGCGGTGTTGAGATATTAGCGAGTAATGGTCGATTACCGGCTATTAAGGTGGATGGCAAGGAAGTCTCTATCAGAATGCAGTCACCACTAGCACAGGCTGAAGAACAAGAGGAATTTCAGTCATTCCAGGTATGGTGGGCGCAGATGCAGACATTACCGCCTGAAGTGGTGGCATTGGGTGCTCAGGTTGAGAATATCCCTAATTGGACTGCCGAGAAGCTAGGATTACCTACGGCTGATTTAGCGAGAAGCGCAGATGATATAAAGGCTGCATCACAAAAAATAATGCAAGCAGCCCAACAACAAGAGGGTTTAGACAGTGGAAGCGTTACCGGAGAATAGTATTGATGCCTTTCTTAATGAAGGGCTGAACCAGCAAGAAGCGTTTAACAAGAGCGCCGAACAAGGTGCCATATTACTTCACAGAGTATTTGTCCAGAATAAGGATGGTGCTGAATTGCTGGAGAAATGGAAAAACGATTTATTAATGATTCCTACCATACTGCCTGAGTCTAGTCAGTTTAGTGCGGGATTAACCGAGGGTGGCAAGATGTTCGTTAGAAACATTATTACCCAAATACAATCAGTGGAGAGTGAACTATGAGCGAAGAAGCAGCAGAGTCAGTAGATAACGCACAAGCGGTAGCCGATGCTATTGAGCGGCCTGATAACGTACCGGAGAAATTCTGGAATAATGAGACTAAGAGCGTCAACAATGATGCGGTGCTTGAGTCTTACAATCAGCTATCCAGCAGGTTTGGTTCCTTTACGGGCGCGCCTGATGCATATGAGTTCTCTCTATCGGAGCAATTGACCGAAAAAGGTGTCGAGCTAGATGGTGAAAGCCCGTTAATTAGCCAGTTTACTGAATTGGCCAAAGAAGCTTGCATGAATCAGGACATGGCTAACAAGCTGGTTAATATGTTTGTTGAGGGTCAGTATGCTGATAGCTTGGGTGCTGAGGAAGCAGAGACAGCACGACAAGCCGAGGAAATGGCCAAGTTAGGCGATAAGGCTACACAGCGCTTAAATAACATCGAGAACTGGGGAAGGGCTAATCTAACCCCTGAGATGGTTGATGGATTGCTTGACGCAGCTACAACAGCGGCAGGTGTTCAGGCCATCGAGGCATTGATTGCCAAGTCAAAGAATGCTCCAATGCAGACCACGGATGTTAATCCAGCTAGCGCTATTTCAATGGAAGAGTTGCAAAAGCTGCAATTTGCTAAGGATGAGCATGGTAATCGTAAGATGCAAACCGATCCTGAATATGCCAAGATGGTTAGACAGAAGTTTGCCGAGGCTTTACCAGGTGAGAACATAATCACAGTAGGTCAATAATAAAATGGGGGGTGTATGTTTGATCAATCAACATTTGCAACGGTAGGAGCGCAATCTGCACCCCCTGCCTCGGTTTATTCTTATACGACCGAGGATGATTTATCCACAGTCACTACGGCAGGTTACTTTGAAGATAAGCAATTCCAGCTAGACGAAGGTGATTGGATACTGCTTTATTTTAATGGTGGCCATGCTGTATTGCGTGTTACTTCGGATACCACTACGGCTGTGCCTATTGATTTTGCTGGCGATAGTTCTTCTTTAGGCTGGGAGTTCTTGCTTGATACTGAGTATCTAACACCAGAAACAGGCTTTGATTTAACGGCTGACGTATGGGCCAGAATACCTAATAACGGGTTCCAGATACCAACAGCGACTAACTTGCCTGATGGAATCTTTAGTTATTATGACTCTATTAATGATAAGTTTAACTTCCCTTTAGCTGAGCAGTGGTTTGATTTTTCTATTAACTTTGGTATTCAGCCATCTACAGCAAATGCCACCCTGCAAGTGAGAGGGTTAATTGATACGGGCGGGGGTGCTAATTTCTATGGTCCTACTATCCAGCCTTTGGCGGTTGATGCTGGTGAGAGCAATATATTTGCCATACAGACATCATTCCCTATTACAGAGAGCGTAAGAGATAACGGGGTTTATTATGAGGTTAAATGTTCTGCTGATGCGAAGCTATACTTATCCGCATATCTATTAAGCGCAGTGGTGAATAAAAATGGCTGATATTAGAGTTTTTTACAGTAATTCCCAGCAATCGGTAATTGTTGAGGGTGCTAAAGAGTTTACCCCTGGTAACGGTGCGTTATTGGCTTCTGCCGATCCTGCTAGCGCTGATGGCATTATTGTTACTTATCCCGACTTAATTGACCAAACAAATAGAACCAAACAGCTATTAGGCCCGATTAGTTATACGAGGATATTGCAAGAGAATGGAACTAGCGCGGGTGGTGATAGGACTACAGTAATCAATTATCTCAATGCTCAATTTGTAGAAGGCGGCAATGGTGGGGTTAAGCCTACGCTAACATCGCAATTTAATATTGATGCGATTGTTGGCGAACATTTCTCCTATAACATAACGGCGGATGATGATCCTACATGGTTTGATATTTCAACCACTGGGCTTTATACGGTTAATCAGTCAAATGGCCAGGTGCAGGGCGAGGTTACATTAGGGGCGCAGACCATCGAGATTACTGCCGGTAATGCTTATGGGGCGGATTCTAATACATTAACGGTAACGGGAATTGCTGCGGGTGGCTGGACTAACACCTATTCCATTATGTTTAGACGCATGAGACAGCAAGCCATAGAGTTTGGTTCTGGTTCTGCGCTCAACTTTGCATCTACCGATCCATTTAGCTTATCAGTGTGGACTGATGAGGATAGGGGTGGAATAGTAAGGCGGATTGCCGATGATGGCTCTGGCTATGAATTAGAGCAGGATGGTGGCCGTGATATATTTTTCAGGTTGAGATCTGATAACCCTGCCAACTTCATAGAGGTAGAAGCGTCGAATATCCCTAATAATCAATGGACTTATCTAACCGTAACTTATGATGGTTCAGAGACAGCGGCAGGTGTGAAGATTTACTTTGACGGCGTATCGCAATCACTGACTACGCATCAAGATAACTTTAGCGGCTCTGTTACCGCAACGGCTAACTTCCAGGCTGGTTATACTGATGATGTTGGATTTTCTAACGCTAATTTAGATGAGCTGGCTGTTTATGATAAAGAGCTATCAGGGGCAGAGATTACGACTATTTACAATAGCGGAACACCTGATGACCTGAATAGTATTGGCCCTACGGGCAATTTAGTAGGTTACTGGCGTATGGGTGATGGTGACTCTTATCCTACTATCGGTGATAACTCTGTTAACTCTAATGACGGTACTATGGTTAATATGACTATTTCTAATATAGAGAACAACGTCCCATAGTTTGCAACTATCTAAAATAGGCATATAATAGAAACATCCTATCGATAACCCTCCAGGGCCGATATTACGGATATTAATTTATCACAGTAATAGCGCCCCATTAGGACAAGCGCGAAAGCTGAAAGACTTGTTTTATATTTGGAGGGACAAATCATGTCCAAGAATCTAACTAATGCTGCGGTCACGGAGTTTGACTCCGAGGTTAAGCACGAATATCAAGGTATGAAAACACTGCGCGAATGTGTCACTGTTCGTACAGGTGTTGTGGGTGGTGACTATCGTTTTACTCGCATGGGTAAAGGTTTGGCTAATCAAAAGGCTTCCCAAGCCGATGTTACGCCAATGGATATTAGCCATGCTCGCCAAATAGCCACATTGGAAAATTGGAATGCTCCAGAGTATACCGATATTTTCGATCAGGCTGAGGTTAACTTCGATGAGCGTACTGAGCTAGCGCAGACTATTGCTAAAGCAATCGGTCGTCGTGAAGATCAGATTATCATTGATACTATGGCTGGTGTTAGCTATGTAGCTTCAAATGACGGTGATGCTGATACAGGTCGTGTTTTTGATGTTTCTGCATCGGCTAACTTTGGTCTTGACCTATTGCGTAGTGCTGCTGGCCACTTAGATGACATCGAAGCACCATCCGATGATCGTTATGTGGTTGTACGCGCACTGGCTCTACAGAAGCTACTTGAGGATACCGAGGTAACATCTTCTGATTACAACACTGTTAAAGCACTTGTTAACGGTGATCTTGACACCTATATGGGCTTCAAGATTAAGAAGATTGGTACACGTGTTGAGGGTGGCTTGCCTGGCGCAATCAATGATCGTGTTGCCTTTGCTTGGCACAAAGCGTCTATCGGTATCGCTATCGGTATTGATATGAA